GGGTATATTCACCATCATCTAAACCTTCACCATCTCCATTAACTCCTCTGGCATTCATCGTCACTTCAATACCTTTTGAACCAATACGCTCACCAAGGTTTAATCTAAATCCTTGCCAAAATTGTGTTCCTTTTAATCCAGCCGTCTGTCCCCTACCTTCATATTTGTGCGAAGCAGTGGCATCTAATACTAGTGCCTCACCAGAAGCACTATATACTTCTCTTGTTGTATGATAATGTCTTTTATTTGAATTAGTTAGATTAAAGAAATGTCTTGAATTGTTCTTCAAATTTAGAGGATATAAAAACCTTTCATTATAAAAAACATTGGTTTCTAATTGTCCGCTTTGTTTAGTAGTAGGTTTCATTGCTAGTGCTTGATATTTATTTAGGATTGATAATTCTTTATTACCAGTAGGAACATAAGCACCAAATAATCTAGTCACAACCATTCCAGCACCACCAACATTTCTTACATTAGTCTTGGCTGTATCTTTTGTTGCGTCTCCATCATTAGCAGTGATAGTCTGTCTTGATAAAATATAATCAAAGTAAGGATATTGTGTTGGTTCATCTTTCTTCATCTGTTCTAGAGATTGTTGTGGGTAGAAAATGTGGTCGCTAATGAGTTCAACAGAGTTCTGGTCTATTACAAATTGTTTATCAGTATTGCCATCATCTTTCTTACATAGAGATACTCTATCATTTATAACATCACTGAAATACAATTCAATTTGTATTCTATCACTTTCAAACATAAATAGAGGGAGATGATTATTTGATGCTAGGAATGGGAATAACTCGTGTAATGAAATAGAATATGATGGTGATAGATTACTGCGTCCATCTTGAGTTGTAATATATTGGAAATTGTGATGGCATAATCCAGATTGCTGTGCCTTTCCTTGTGAAGAACCTTCATCAGCATCTAAAATACCTACAGTCGTGTATTCTCGTCCATTTGCTAATCCATACCTCTGGGCTGTAATACCTTCATCACTAAAAACTGGTTCAAAATCCATATCTCGTCCAGAGAGGTATTGTTCTCTCTGTGTTTGTAAATCATTTGATTTCATCATAGAACGCAAACTGGAAAAATGTGCGAACTCATCCATATCACTAATTACTCTTCCAGATGAAGTTCTTAGAACTGCTCTCTTAATTAATGAATGAACCCCTACATTTGGAGGAAAAAATGCCCTCTCAACATCAGCAGTAGGAACTACTGAAAATGAAATAGATGAGGTTGGTGATAAGTGACCTTTTGGTTCCAATTCAAATCTAGCGAACAAATTATCACTAGTGAAAACAACTGGACGCAACACATCACTATCAATTTGCTGTCCCGTAGTCAATACGGCTGGTGGTTTAATTTTCAAAATCTCTGGTTTGCTACTCATATTTATATTATATGAATATTTAAAAATATATCTTAGAAAAATTATCAAAAAGGGAAATTTACTGAACAACTTGAATACCATTCTGGTTGAAAAATACACTTTGTTCGCTATTCACAAAGATGAATACTGAATGTGGATTGTTAGATGTTAAACCACTTTGGATATTCATTCCCCAGTTCTCATCACGGAAATCACTTCCTTCACCACCTAATTCATCATAAGTTATCCCTAATCCAAAGACCATTCCTCCATCTGGAATATTAGTATATTGGGTCCTTACATCATTAGGGTCTGTATCTGTTTGAGCCGGTGTGAAATCTCTACTGGTATTGATTACCGATAATGTATTTCTCATATTTGAAGAAAATTTCTGGATAGATGATACATAATCCTTGAGAATAACTGGGTCTTCTAATACTTGTTCTGGACTATCTCTAATTACAGAGTTTAGTTCAAAATGTTTTGGATATAATCTACCACCTTTAGTCCATACAACCTTCTTAATGTTTGCCACACTATCATCTAAATTAGAAAGCATAAGAGTGGAATATCCATTCTGTTTTCTGTTATTAAGATATGATGATGGAATAAATGATGAAACAACACTTCTTACTTTACTTAAACCAAGATTGAATGAAACATTCGCATTTTGAGAATTTATTGTATCATAGTAAGATGAAATTGATTGATATGTGAAAACTGGTTTCACATCACTAGGGATAGTATCTTGAACTTCACAAACTAACTTCAAATCACTGAACTCATAATGAGCGTCATTTAAAGCACTATCTTTTCCAGTAAGAGAGTATATAACTTGATTATCACTAGCAAGGGAGAGGACTAATTCAATACCACCGAGCATATCATTAGATAAGGGTATATCACTAGTGCCATTTAAGAGACCACAAGGAAGGGGACAGCAGAACTCTTGAGGAGCACCAGAATATACTACACTTTCATTAAATCCTTTCCAATTAGGGAATGTGAGTAATTGTGATGATAATGCTGAAATATTATCTTTCACAGATGAGGTATTTGGAAGGTAATTTGATAAGAAATGTGCGTAATGTCTTATATTCTCAATTGTTTGCTGGTGACGAATTGAACGACTTGTTAAACTTTCAAAACAACTATATACACCTAATCTTTCATCAACCGCCATAGGGGAAGAACCAGCCGCCCCAGATGATTTGAAAAATTGAACCTTTCCAACAATTCTTACAGATGAGGGAATAAGGTTTGAGTTCATTGCTGGTATTTGAAAGATAAGATTTGCCATACCTTCTCTAAAACTTACTTTTCCAGTTGAGGGAACATTTGAAGCACCAATCTCTAAGTATCTATTTGCCATTTATTATTTAAATATATTTTATTTTTAAGATAAATTTGTAAAAAAGTATAAACCAATTTGGCAAATAAAATATATATATGGATGCCATTTTGGTTTATAATTATTTTTATTGCCAAATTGGTTTATTCTTTGAGTTTCTCTTCCATATATAGTTTCTTTAATAATGAATTATTTTTTCTTATTGCTTCATCATTATCTTTAAGCCATTTCTTATATTCACCATTCCAATCAACTACATCTTTGTTATTATAATACCTTGGAGTTAAAGGAATATATCTTGCGTCATCCACGATTTCTTTTTCCAATGTTCTTAAACTTTTTCTTTTTCCCATTTTTAATATATGAAATATAAAAATTTTATATATTATAATATTAAAAAGGTATGTCATTAATTATTACGGGAAACAAATTAGTTGCGAATACAACTGGAGCGGTAAATGAAGGTATAGAACAAAACCCATATCAATATAGAAATTTTCTTAAAGAAACTATCACATTACAACCCAATAGTGAAGTAGCAGTTCAATCAGTTAAAATCAATAAATCAAATAGTATCAAAGTTGTTGGTGATGATGGTTTTTATATGATGTGGAATAAAGATATAATTGGTTTAGATGATGGAACTACAAGTGCCGATACAACTGGCTACGAGGTATGGTGTCCTTTTCTTGGAGGTGGTGAATTGTCAAAATCATACTCATTAGGGCAATTTAGAGAGGCAGTAAGTAGTGCTTTAAAAAAAGGTGTTCCTCATCCAGACTTATACAATATTAAAACATCTAACCCGAACTTCAATCTACCTTTAGCAAGTGATAGATATGATAGTTCATCTGGCAAATTTTTAGGATTTGATTTAAGTATGGTGGAGAGAGATACAAATGAAGATTTAAATATAGTATCAGAATGGGAAAATGTTGATGTTTTCAAATGGTATTATGATGATGACCCTCTTGAAATTGAATTCTCAAAAGAAACTAAAAATAGTATTAGTGTAGCCCGTTTCACAGCAGAAAAGGATGCCGTCACCAATCCTATTATTGATAATGATTGCGTAATCACACATTCACCTATAACTCAATTAGGTGGTAATTTAAGGTTTGATTTAGATGGTGTAGTTGAAGATGAAACAGATTGGCACATTAATACCGAGTTTGGTGTAGGATTATGTAGAGCAAAACCTCAAGATGCTAGTTTTTATCCATTTGGAATTAATTTTGATAATGGTGGAAACCTTCCAAAGGAAAGTGTAGCGATAGACCCCAATGATACATTTTGCGATTTTATGATAAGGTCTGTTAAGAATGGTTCTAATTTTGAACTTGTATTATGTCAAGCATCAACTAATCCTCTTAATACTGATGAGGTTGTTATGAGAGAAATTGATTATTATTCATTTGCCAAGAGTGGTTCTGTAAGTGACCCAGTATTAAGTGATGGAAGTGGTGGAAGATACTTACTAAATACAAATGATAGTAATATAAAACAATTTCTTATAAGAGTAGAGAATGAAGTAGTCAAATTTTATTATAATAATTATGCTGGATTAGATACTGGAGATAATCCTCTTGACTGGGGTTATTGGACGCTATTTTGTTCTTACGATTTATTTAATTGGAGTGGTGGAGATAATGCTGTTAATTATAAAAAAAATTATCCAAAACCAATTAATCAAGGTTGTTGGTCTATGTATCCTAGAGTTTATGTGAGAAAAATGGCATCTACCGATGATGATAGGTATGTTGATATTTCTTGTTGGTCTGGTGTTGAAACAAATGACAAACAATCTATACCATCACCATATTTAAATCCTAATAATGATTGGAATGCTAGAATGTTGAGAGCAAATGAACCAGCCCCAATTGAAGAAATAGAGCAAAGATTTTTCAATAATCAAGAAAATACACAGACATATTCATATCAAACACTCACATCTGGTAAGCAATTCAAAGAGCAAATTTTCGCACTCATTCTACAGAAAGACCAAAAACACTATGTTCATACAACAAATATAATGAGAGATGATTTCATAGGAAGAAAGATGGGTTTTGAAAATATACCTATATTAAGACCTACTATAAATGGCAGTGCTGGGACATATGATAATGGTATTGGTTGGATATATAAATCAACAGATACTCCATTAATGGTAAATAGTGGTTCTCATTTTGTAAGATTAGATAATTATACACAGAAAACTCTTAATGGATTGGTAGGGAGACCATCAAAGGTATTATATACTATCCCTTCTTTTGATAATTCTGGTCAGAACAGCGGATTGCTCTTTTATGAACCAGCAGACAGAGTATATGTGAAACTTCATAATCCTCAACCTCTCACGATAAATACATTTGATATATCTATTTGTGATGAAAATGAAGTATTAAGTCAAGAATTACTAGACCAAACATTAGTGACACTCCATTTTAGAGATACTCCATCTATGAATTAAAAAAATATATCTATATAATAAATGAAAGTAGTTATAAAAAAATCAACAAATTCAAAAAAGAAATATATGGCAATCTTTTATGATGGAGACAAAAAAATCAAAACAACTCATTTTGGCAGTGCTGGTATGAGTGACTACACTATACATAAAGACCCAGAGAGAAAACAAAGATATTTAAATCGCCATAAGAAAAGAGAGAACTGGGATA